GATGTTGTTGCAGATACACATGAAGACCCAATTATCCAAGAGACTGTTGCTTTGATGGGTGAGCAGGCTGCAAGGACAGTTGAAACAATTAGGTTTAACGTACTAAAGGCAGGAACCAACGTGTTCTACGCAAATGGTTCAGCAAGAACAGCCGTTAACACACCTATTTCTCTTGCGAAACAGCGTGCCGTTACTCGTGCATTAAAGGCTCAGAACGCTGTAAAGATTACCACTGTGTTAAAGTCAACACCAGCGTTTAACACAGAAAGTGTGCTTCCATCTTTTATTGGTGTTGCACATACGAACATGGAATCTGATATTAGGTCAATGCCTGGTTTTATAGATGTTAAGGACTATGGACAGCAAACTCCTTACGAAGCTGAAATTGGTGCGGTTGAGGATGTAAGGTATTTACTTACCCAGTTAGTTCCTCACTGGCTTGGTTCGGAAGTTGCTGGTGCTTCTTATAATGGCAGTGGTGTAGCAATGTTGTCAGACGATGCTTCACATGCTGACATTTATCCAGTTATATATCTTGCAAGGGATGCATTTGGAACCATTGCACTAAAAGGTCAGTATGCAATTACACCATCGGTTGTGAATCCAAGGCCAGTTGCTGGCGATATTCTCGGTCAGAAGGGTGGTATCGGTTGGAAAACAATGCAGACAGCGGTTATATTGAACGATGCTTGGCTTGCAAGACTGGAGTGTGCTGTAACAGCTTTGTAGAATTAAAAAATATGGGGTAGGTAATACTACCCCTAATTTTTCATAGGAGGAAATAATGGTTAATTACGATTTAATATTGGAAGAGTTTAATCAGTATGTTGACACTCTTTGCACTAACGTAGAGCAGATGGCTGCCAATGAAGACCTTGGAAATATTCTTCCACTTGGTACTGCTACATGGGGACTAATAAAGGTTATTTGTGGACACGTAGATGATGCAACAGCAGTTATGGGTACTGCGAGGGCTACAAGGATGGTAGCAGCTACGGCTACTTGTGAAGCAAGAGACTAATTAATTAACAATATAGGGAGGGTTAATTCCCTCCCTTAAAACTCACAGAAAAAATCGGAGGAAAAATGTTTGAAGTAAACGAAACAAAAGACGAAGAAGTAAAAGACAAGGAAGTAAAAGAAACAAAGGATTTTGTTAGTGCAGTAAGAGAAGTCTTAAAGTCCGAAAAAGAAGGAGTAGCTAAGGTTGTTCCTGAAGCAAATGTATATAATCCAGCAGGTGAAAAGAAAGTAACTATTATGATTGAAGAGCAGGAAGGCGATGAAAACACTGGAGATGTTTTTGTGTCAGTCAATGGACATGCATGGCAGATTAGGAGGGGATTTGAAGTTGAAGTTCCAGAGAGTGTAGTGCATGTTTTAAAAAATGCTGTTATAACAAAAATGATTCAAGATAGGCTAACTGATGAGATTAAGTATAAAGATGTGCCAAGGTTCAACTTTAGAATAATAAAATAATGACAATAGGAGATATTTTAGATTTCGCAAGATTTCAGCTTGATGATTCCGAAGAACCCTATAAATGGTCTAACAAAGAATTATGTTTATACTTCAATAATGCTGAGGAAGAGGCATGTAGAAGGTCTCATCTTTTACGTGCCTATCCTTCTGTTGTATCTATAACTGGTATTAACAATATATCATTTAATGCTACTACCAAAACCATAAGTAAAACTGATGGTGGGTTTTTATCTGCTGGTAGTACATCTGAGCTTGAAACATTTGAAGTAGATGACCAAATAACCATAAGCAACACTATATCCAATAATGGAATTAAAACTATATCCAGTGTTACAGATACAAGCATTACGGTTGTTGAGTCATTAGTAAATGAAAACAACACAAGTGCTACCATTGAAGCTACAAGAACCGTTACAAGAATACCAATTACTGCTGGAATCCATACATACAGAACACATCCAAAATTAATTTCCATAATAAGGTCTCGTCTGGATAGTTGTGATTATCCGTTGTCGAAAAAATCTCTTCCAGATTTGGACTCTGGGGTGGTTACTGAAGCAGTTATGGATAATGATATAATTAGCCAGTTGGGCTTGGGTTATGTAGTAGATTGGGAATCTGCAACTGGAACCCCAGTAGCTTATATGGAAGACACTGGAAGATTGAGGTTAGTTGCTACACCTACGGAAGATGATATTCTTTGGATGTATGTTTCACGTTTGCCAAAGCATAATATAACAATTAAGGATTTAAATAAAAGCCCAGAGATTCCAGAACAATACCACATGGGTCTTGTGGATTGGATTTTGCATCTGGCATATTCAAAGGCAGACGCAGTAACTTCAGATTCTACAAAAGCAAAAGATTTTGAAGCATCATTTGAATTAAGATTTGGAAAAAGAATTTCTGCAAAACAAGAAATGAATAGAAGACTTTATCCAAGAAATTCAATAATGAGACCACAAGAATTTGGTTTTTAATGAAGGAGAATAAATGTTTAAAATGATAGTTGTTTTGTGTATTGCTGTTACCTTGATAATTGTAGGCATTGTATTAGGTAGAAGCAATAAAAAGAAAGTTGAAGTCGCTGCAAAAATTGTAAAAGATATTAAAAAAGATGTAAGTGAATAGGAGAAAAAGATGAATAATAAACTTAGGGACATAGTTAGATTCATAACTTTCGATGCGGTATCTGGTGAAGCGTTCATCAAAAATGTACCACTTAAAAATTATCTTAGTGTATTTGCACCAGCAGCACCAGCAACGGCAGTTGCAAATAGATATGTAACATCTACTGCTATGAAAAATGATTCATATACAATAGCAAATGGTGGGCTTCCTGGAGATGGTCTTTGTAGAAATGTTACATGCACAAGGACAGTTGTAGGTGGTGCAGATACCCCTGGTGTATTGACAGTAACAGGTACAGATTATAATGGCGAAACAATAACCGAAGTTTTGGTTCCAGGTGCAACTGGTGTTCTTGTAAATGGCAAGAAAGCATTTAAATCAGTTACATCAGTTGTTGGTTCTGGATGGGCTGTTGATTCTGGTACAGATTATGATACGATAGTTGTGGGATTTGGGGACGTTGTAGGTTTTTCGGAACCAGTAAAGAAAGGAGAGATTCTTTTGTTTGTATGGAATCAGGCTATTCTTACTGCAACAACCTCACCAGCGCTTCCAACTTTTACCTATAGTGATGAGGTAAGTGGATGTACTATTCCATTGCCTGCTGCTGCTAATAGCACAAAGAAACTTATAGCTGTGATGTTGAAGTTTAAGGGGAGGTAGATATGGCTCTTAATGCATTAAAGAAATTTTGGAATATAAGATTAAACGCAAAGGGAGAACCTATTCCTCTCTCTGGGGATATATCAAGTATAACACCAGATGGTGCGGTTGATGTTCAGGCTTCTGCTGCCGATATTACATTGGCAGACGGAAAAGTATTAATAGGAAATGTTTCTGGTGTAGCTGCTGCTCAAAATATGAGCGGTGATGTAACAATGACTAATGCTGGTGTAGTAACTATTGGTAGCGCTCAGGTTACTTATGCAAAAATGCAAAATGTATCTGCTACTGATAAGGTTCTTGGTAGAAAAACTGCTGGAGCGGGTGTTGTAGAAGAAATTGACTGCACATCGGCAGGTAGGGCTTTATTAGACGATGTTAATGCTGCTGCACAGAGAACCACATTGGGACTTGGTGACTTGGCTGTTTTGAGTAATGTTAAAAAGGGACAGCTTAGTTATAAATCTGTTGCTGTTACTGTTCTTGCTACTGCAACTTCTGGTTCAAGTTCTAATGATGCAGACTTGGTTGGTGGAGAAATTCTTGGAATTTATCCAACATCCAATCAAGACCAATTTGTAGATAGTGTTGCACTTGATGGGAATGGTGCAGTTACTGTTACACTTGCTGCTAATGCAACAGCAGATAATGTATTTAAGGTTGTTGTATTAAGGAATGTATAATAGGAGATATAAATGAGAATAAGTATAGAAAGGGCAGCAGATGGTAGTTTTATAATTACAGTTCCAGCAAAAGAAAAGAAAGGTCCAAAAGGGGTT